TAGGTTACGACGATACAGTGGTTGGAAATAGAATGCATACTATTAGAGAAGATATAAGAAAGGAAGATAATCCTTACAGATCACAATTGCCTAAAAGCATTGTTGATGCGTATGGACATATAAAATTTTAATGAAGATATTAATATTTGGATTACCAGGATCAGGCAAAACTACATTTGCTAAAAAATTAATAGAAGGTAAAAAGATACCTCACTTTAATGCTGATGATATTAGAAAGCTATTTGAAGATTGGGATTTTACAGAGAATGGTCGTAAACGACAAGCGAATCGTATGATGACTATGTGTGATCTTGCAGTTAATCATGTTGTTGTAGACTTTGTTTGTCCATTTGAATCTTATAGATCTTTTTATGATATGAAGATTTGGATGAATACAATTGATAAAGGAAGATTTGAAGATACGAATAAAGTATTTGAGAAACCTAAAAAAGTAAACTTTGAGATAAAAGATTTTAATTACGATAACATAATAAAGGAGATACATGATAGACTACTCTAAACCAACAGCACAAATGTTAGGAAGATGGCAACCATTCCATGATGGACATTTAGCTTTATTTAAAGAGATATTAAAGAAGACTGGACAAGTTGTTATTATGGTTAGAACTATGCCACAAACAAATAATAATCCATTTGAATTTGAAGATATAAAGAAAAGAATTGAAGAAAAACTAAAAGATTACGCAGGTAAATTTGATGTTATAAAAGTGCCTAACATTACCAATATATGTTATGGTAGAGATGTTGGTTACAAGATTGAAGAAATTGTATTACCAAAAGAAATACAAGAAATATCTGCAACAAAGATTAGAAAAGAGATGGGACTATGAAATTTAACTTTACGTTTTTAGGTCAATCAATCTTACGTTATGAAACTCCTTTAGATATATTTCATGCTATTAATTCAATATATGAGCAAAGATTTCAACAATTATTTCCTGCTAATAAACAATTAGTTGGTAAAATAAAAGATGAACATTCTTTATTTTATAATGGAGAAGATGAATCTAAAATGAAAAGACATGACCATTTACCATTAAATGTTAAACAATGGTTTATGGAAATGTTTAAACATTATTTAGAGTTTAATCATATTAGAAAATATCAAATGCATTTAAATTCAATATGGGTAAATGAAATGAAAGCTCATGAATATAATCCTGTACATGTTCATCAAGGTAATTTGTTTACAGGTCTATCTTCAGTTATGATTTTAAAATTACCAAATACTTATGGTGTAGAATATTCAGCTGAACAAGCTCCACAAAATGGAAAACTTCAAATATTAGGTGCAGCTAATGGTCAATTTGCTAAAGTAGATTATCAACCACCAATGGAATTAAGAGATTTTTATATTTTTCCATATGATATGAGACACTGTGTTTATCCATTCAATGGAACAAATGATACAAGAAGAACACTCGCAGCTAATTGCGATGTTCTTTATGATCCAATAGCTAACAGAGGGGCACAATGATAATAACAGAACCACGTTGGAAGTCGTTGATTGTAGAGACAACTTCACCATTATTTACACCAGAACAATGTCAATTAATTATAAATGCAGGACGATCTGAACCACAAGAGAACGGTCAAGTAGGTGGTGGGCAAGGTGGTGTTGTAGATACAAAGGTTAGAACTTCACATATTAGTTGGATACCATTTAATAAAATGCCTGAAATGTATAAGACTCTTGAAAAAGTAATGAAACAAACGAATGGTAATCATTTTGGATTTGAAGGAATGCAAATAACAGAACCTGCTCAATATACAGAATATCCAGCAGGTGGATTTTATGATTGGCATATAGATTCAGATATTAATTGTGCAAATGAACCACCGGTTAGAAAAATATCTATGACATGTTTATTATCACATGAATCTGAATTTGAAGGTGGTGGACTTGAACTTATGTCAGATGGAAAGATTGCAAGACCTAAACAAGGACAAGCTATTTTCTTTGCATCTTTTATTAGACATCGTGTAATACCAATAACTAAAGGTACAAGAAAATCACTTGTTATGTGGTTTGGAGGAACTCCATTTAAATGATGAATAGAGAATTATTCTTTGCAACTCCTATTTATGTTGCTGATGTTGGATCAGAACAATTAAATAAACATTTAGAACATCATATCATTGAATGGTCTAAAAAAGATAAAGGTGTTCAAAAAACTAATATGAATGGATGGCATAGTGAAACAAATATGCATACACTTCCTGAATATAGAGATTTAGTTGAATTATTATTTAAAGCACAGTTTCATATTTACAAAGAAGAGTTATTAGATAACGAACCATTCCTTGGTAATATGTGGGCAAATATAAATTACAAAGGTGGATATAATAGACCACACATGCATCCTAATTCATTATGGTCTGGAGTTTACTATGTTAAGACACCAGAAAATTGTGGTCATCTAAAATGTGAAGATCCTAAATCAGTTGCAGCAATGACTCATCCAAGAAGAAAAGAGGGACAACTTCCATCTTATTTATGGAGAGAAGTTCATTATAAACCAATTGCTGGACGTTTAATTATGTTTCCATCATGGCTTAATCACTGTGTTGATCCAAATGAATCTAATGATATAAGAATATCAGTATCATTTAATTTTTTACAAGCAGGCATGCAAGCATGAGTTTTCAACAGAATAAATACCAAGTAATTAAAAAAGCAATACCATACGATCTTGCTAACTTTGTATTTAATTATTTCCTACTTAAAAGAGACGCTGTTAATTATCTATATTCAAATAACATAGTAGCGGAGAACGGTATGTTGGGTACTTGGAAAGATCAACAAGTTCCAAATGTATATTCTCATTATGCAGACTTTGTTATGGAAACATTATTAATGAAAGTTATGCCTATAATGAAACAACAAACTAATCTTAATCTAATACCTACCTATTCTTATGCAAGAATTTATGAAAAGGGATCTATCTTAAAAAGACATAAAGATAGACCTTCATGTGAGATATCTACAACATTAAATTTAGGAGGAGATCCATGGCCAATATTTATAGATCCAACAGGAAGTAATAATGTAATAGATGAATATAAGAATATAATGAAACCAGATGCTCCAAAAGGCATTAAAGTAGATCTAGAACCTGGTGATATGTTAGTTTATTCAGGTTGTGAATTAGAACATTGGAGAGAAGAATTTACAGGTAACATTTGTGCGCAAGTTTTCTTGCATTATAACCATGTAAATGGACAGTTTGCACAATCTAATTTATATGATAAAAGACCTCTATTAGGATTACCACCATTCACTAAAATAGTGTAAATCAATATATTTGGTGGTATAAGGATGTCTTATGCCGATAAGTAAACTACAATTTAGACCAGGAATAGATAAACAAAACACACAATACGGCGCAGAAGGCGGTTGGGTTGATTGTGATAATGTGAGGTTTAGGTATGGTGTTCCTGAAAAGATAGGTGGATGGGAACCTGCCGTTGGTAATAACTTAATTGGTGTTGCTAGAGATATTCATACTTATACAGATTTAGCCGGTGACTCATTAGCAGCCATTGGAACTGATAGAAAATTATATCTTTACTATGACAACAATTTTTATGACATCACACCTTTATCAACAACTATTCCAGCAGTATTTAGTTTTACATCAGGTACTACAATAGTAGATGTTACAGCAACTTCTAATGGAGCAGTAGCAGGAGACTTTGTTACATTTTCAGGAGTATCTGGAGTCAATGTTGTAAACATTACTAATACTGATATGTCTCAAGAATTTGAAATTCAAGAGATTAAAACAGCTAATACATTTACAATTGATGTTGCATCTATTGCAACACCAGGTGTAGTTACAACATCAGGAACAGCATCAAGTGCAGCATTTCAAATAAACATAGGTGCCGATATTACAACTGTTGGTAATGGATGGGGTGCAGGAGCCTGGGGCTTTTCTACTTGGAACACGCCAAGACCATCAGGAGTTATTACAGCTAATCCTAGAATTTGGAAGATAGATAACTTTGGTGAGGATATATTAGCAACAATCGTAGGTGGTAAAACTTATTATTTTGATACATCAGCATTTTTAGTTGCAAGAAATACAAGAGCTACATTACTTGCTAATGCTCCAACGCAATCTAACTATATGACGGTATCTCCTAGAGATAGACATGTTATTTTCTTTGGTACACAAACAACACCAGGAACGACTTCAACTTATGACCCAATGGCCGTGTTATTTGGATCGCAAGAATCGTTAACAGACTTTACACCTAATGCAACGAATACAGCAGGATTTCAAAGATTATCATCAGGTAATAGAATTGTAACAGCAGTTCCAACAAGAGGAGATATATTAATCTTAACTAATACATCAGCTCATTCTATGCAGTTCGTAGGACCTCCTTATACATTCTCATTTAAACAAATAGGTACAAACTGTGGAGCTTTAGGGATACATTCAGCAGTAGAAGCGGAGAACGTTGTTTACTGGATGTCAGATGGAGCTTTCTATCTGTTTGACGGGGTTGTAAAAGAGATACCATGTTCAGTACAGGATTACGTATTTCAAGATTTAAATCCAGATGAACACTCTGTAATTTATGCTGGAGTTAATTTAGATTTTTCAGAAGTGAATTGGTTCTATACATCAGCTAATTCTACAGAAATTGATAAAGTAGTAACTTACAATTATCTTGAAAGATTATGGACTGTTGGAACTTTAGCTAGAACAACTTGGGCTTCTAAAGATATTTTTGCAAATCCATTAGCTACAAAATATATGCCAAATTCTACAACACTTGCACAACCAACAGTTATTGGTTTAACAGCTGGTGTATCAACATTATATGATCAAGAAAAAGGAGTGAATGATGATACAAATCCTATTACTGCATTCATTACTTCTGGAGATATAGATATTGTAGATGGTGATGACAATTTATTTATGAAGAGATATATACCTGACTTTAAAAATCAAGAAGGTGCACTTAATGTACAGTTTTTAGTTAGACAATATCCAGGATCAGTTCAAACAGTTGCATCAAGCACAGTCGTATATTCAACAACTACTAAAGTAGATTTTAGAGCTCGTGGTAGACAAGCAGCAGTTAAGATTGTAAGTTCAGATATAGATAGTACATGGAGATTTGGAACACTTCGTATAGATGGACAATTGGATGGTAAGAGATAATGGCTAAACTAGATCAACCCAGATTAGCAAACGCTACTCCACAATATAGTCAACAACAGATGGACCAGATTATTAGAACACTAGAGCAGATGGTATTACAATTAAACAATACCTTTACACAAGACGCACAAGATATAGCTGAAGCTCAAACTTGGTTTATGTCTGGAAAGAATGGCTGCTAATGAGTTGCGATAATGTAAATATTGCTACACAACCCGTAAGTGTTGGTGGAAATAATGTAGACGCATTTGGAAGAATAAGAGTTTCTAATCCACTTACAATTTTTGACAGTAAAAGTATTATGTCAAAGAATTCTTTATTTGATGAATCTACTGCAAATGGTGGAACAGTTACTTATACTTCTAATAAATCTACAGTTAATTTAAATGTCACAGAAGCATCAGGATCAAAAACAATAAGACAATCTAAAAGAGTGATGTCATATCAACCTGGTAAATCATTATTGATATTTAATACCTTTGTAATGAATGCTCAAACAGCTAATCTTAAACAAATCGTTGGCTTATTTGATGCTAATAATGGAATATTTTTTCAAGATACAGGAACAGGTTATCAAATTGTAAGACGTACCTACACATCAGGATCTCCAGTTGATACTGAAATTAATCAAGCAGATTGGAATGGAGATAAATTAAATGGAACTGGGCCAAGTGGATTTACATTAAATGCTGCAACATCAAATATATTATTTATAGATATTGAATGGTTAGGGGTTGGATCCGTTAGAGTTGGATTTGTTATTAATGGTCAATTAATTACAGCGCATACTTTCTATAATGCAAATAACTTAACAACTGTTTATATGCAAACAGCTAATCTTCCAATTCGTTATGAAATTCAAAGAACTGGAACCTTAACTGCAGGAACTTATACATTACAACAAATATGTTCTTCATGTATTTCTGAAGGAGGTTATTCACCACAAGGATTAGAACAAATGATTGGAACTTCTCAAATTAATGCTGGCGTAAATTTATCAACAGTAAATACTTATTATAATATTGCAACTATTAGAATTAAGTCAGGAAGACCTTATGCAGTTATAGTTCCAGCAGGGGCCGATATTTTAAATATATCTAATAGTGATTTTGAATGGGGTTTATTTTTTAATGCAACTCCATCTTCTGCTTTTAGTTATACATCTTTTAATGATAATGTTGAATATGATTTAACTACTGTTGATTTAACTTCAACAGGTACAAGAATAGCAGGTGGATATTTAGGAGGTAAAACTGCTCCATTTGCATTAGGGGGAGATTTCATAGCTTTTGCAAATCAACTTGGACAAACAATTAGTGGAACATCGGATACTTTAACATTAGGTGTAAGACCAGGAACAGCAAATGGTGATGTCTCTGGTTTATTAAAATGGTATGATTTAACATGAGTAATATTTATAGAAACGCATTCTACGATCCGACAACCACAGCTAATACAACTGTGTATACTTGTAATGCAACGGCAAGAGCAATCATTCAAAATATACAAATTGCAAACGAATCAGGTTCTAAAACAGTTAGAGTTCATGTTTATGATTCATCCGCAGCTACAACTTATATTGTTGCTTATGCTGCTATTACAGGACCAACAACTTGTAATTTAGCTAATGGTCCAATCATATTACAAGAAAACGATTCACTATTACTTGACAGCAGTGTGACAACTAGTGTAAGTGGTACTATATCAATAATGGAAGTAAACAGAGGATCATTAACGACATAATGGAAGAAATAAGAGTAATTTGTGACTCTAAAATTATTATAAAGAATATAAAGACAGGTCACATATATAAAGATGAGGAAGAAGTTAAAGCAGACTTAAATGCTAAACCAGAAGACATTAGACGTGATGTACAAATCATTGTTCCAACTATTCCAATGTTTAGTAAAACATGATTAGTGGAGATAGCAAAGAATATGAATTCTTTGATGAAGCTATAAAGTTATTAAAAAATCCAATTGGTGTAAGTGTTGAAATAGGTGTTCGCCGTGGTATGGGAACTAAATGCATTATAGATGCATATAGAAAATATCATCCAGGTATAAAACTTAAACATTTAGGAATAGATCCTTATGGAGATATTATATACAGAACAGCAGATAGCGATTTAGGTGGAAGATTAGATTACACAAATAAAATGAAGCAAGAAGCTTTATTAGATATTATAAAAGAATATTCAGAATTTAATTTTATTAATTTAGAAGATAGTGAGTTTTTTAAAAGGTTTGCAGATGGATATCCTGTTTATGATCATGAAAAAAAATTATTAACACAATATGAAATGGTTCACTTTGATGGACCTCATGATACAGAATCTGTTATGAAAGAAGTAAACTTCTTTTTAGATAGAAAACCTAAACAATGTGTATATGTATTTGATGATATAGATACTCATGATATTGACAAAATAGGTGAACATCTGATATGGAATGGTTTCAAAGAAATTAAAAAAGGTAATAGAAAAATAGTATTTGCATATGAATCCTAAAGGCGGAACAGAAATTTTAAAAGAACAGTTACTTGCTCAACTATCAAAAGAATCACTAGATGGTATAAATTTAATAGGCTCTATTTGTCACCCATCATTAGTTGAAAAAGATAAAACAAATATAGTTTGGCAACATTTAAGTTATGATCAACCTAATGTTCAATATATGCGTGATCGTAAATATGTTGATTCTATTGATTATTTTATTTACGTAAGTAATTGGCAATATAATAAGTTTAGAGAACAATTTCAGATTCCAGAATATAAATCATTTGTTATTAAAAATGCTACTCATGCATTTGATCCAATTGAAAAACAAAAAACTGATAAGATTAAAATACTATATAGTTCTACTCCTTGGAGAGGACTTGCAATATTAATTAAAGCTATTGAAATATTAAATAAAACAAGAGATGATTTTATAGTAGATATACATTCATCTACTAAAATTTATGGATCTAAATTTGAAGAATTAGAAAAAGATAAGTTTGAACCTTTATTTGAATTATGTAGAAATACTAAAAATGTTAATTTAAAAGGTTATACTTTTAATGGTGAAATAAGAAAATCTTTAGAAGATACTCATATTTATGCTTATCCATCTATCTTTGAAGAAACTTCATGTCTTGCTGTTATAGAAGCAATGTCTGCAGGTTGCCATGTAGTAACAACTAACTATGGTGCTTTACCTGAAACATGTGGTGAATTTGCTACTATGATAGAATTTGATTCTAGCGCTACAAATTTAATTGAGAGATATGCAGAAACCTTAAACTCTGTACTAGACAATTATAAGCAAAATATGTATAAAGAAGACTTAGAGATGCAAGTGAAATACTATAACAAATATTATTCTTGGAATACAAGAATACAAGAATGGAGAAATTTTTTAAATTATGCCAGACAAAAAACACGTTAAACTATTTATAGCTACACCAGCTTTCGGTCATCAAGTTACAACTAACTACGCAAACAGTTTATTAAAATTTGTATCAACACCACATAAATCTATAGCAGTATCTTCAGCTGTTCATATGCAATCAGGTATGGCATTAGTAACTCAAGCTAGAAATAATTGTGTTGCTTATTTTTTAAATTCAGATTGTACACATATGATTTTTATAGATGCTGATATTGGATTTGAACCAGAAGCTATTTATAGATTGATAGATAAAGATGTACCACTTGCATTAACACCTTATCCAGTTAAAGGTTATGGTAAAGACAATCAATTACAATTTATAGTTCATTTTGTAGACAAGGAAAATATTAGAGTAGATAAAGATGGTTTTACAGAAATCACTGCAGGACCAACTGGATTCATGATGATTAAAAGAGAAGTATTTGAAAAACTTGCAGAAAAATATCCTGAGAGAAAAACTATCAATAAACAATTAGTAGGTAATAAGGTAGAGACTATGGAGAAGGGTTGGTATACTTTCTTTGAAACTGCTCAAGATCCAGAAAATGGTTACCTTGGAGAAGATATTGCTTTCTGTAGATTATGGACAAATATAGGCGGTAAAATATACGCAGATACACAAACACCATTAACACATTTTGGTTCACATGCATTTCATGGTAGTTTAAGTACTATGTTTTCTAAACCAAAATCTATTGACGATAAGCCAAAAGAGTAGTAATTTATTCATTTTTCAGGATTTTAAGCCTGCCTTAACTATTAACAATTATGGCAATAGCACGATCACAAATGGATAGACAATTATACGGAATTAGTACACCACAAGGTAGAGAAAAATACGGTTTAGGAAGCTTTTTTAAAAGTGTTGCTAAAGCTATTATACCAAAAGAATTAGATCCAGTTTTAAAAATAGCTGCTCCTTTTTTAGGACCAGTATATGGACCTATTGCTGCTATCGCAGGTTCTGCAAGAACAGGAAAAATAAATCCATTAAGTTTAGCTTTAACTATGGCACCCTATGTTCAATTTGGTGGTGCTGGTCAAGCTGGTTTAGGATCTTTTATGCCTACTGGATATGGTGGAGCACAATATGGAGCATTTGGTGGAGACTATGTTGGATTAGGAACTCAAGGAACAAGTTTATCTCAATTAGTAACAGACAAAGCAAAAGAGTTTTTATCTCCTGCTACAACACCAACACAAAATTATATTAAACCGACTTTTGAAACATCTGGTTATACAGGAGGAGTTGATTTGGCTCCATCAGAATTAACAGGTGGAAGAACAGCTACAGAATTACAAAGTTCATTAGTCAGTGGTGGAGGATTAAGTCCAACTGAAACAGGTAGATCTCAAGCTGAATTAATAAAAACATATGGAACACAAGCTGGAACACAACCAGGTTATTTAGATTTAATTAAGAAAGCAGGTTCTTTAGAAAACGTTCCTTTATCAGAAAGGTTTTCTGCAGTTCAACAACTTGGTGGTAAAGCATTAGAAGATATTTATACTACACCAGTAAGAAATAAAGATACTGGAGAAATAATTGCTCGTAACATTGATAAAACAGCTGTGTTTGCTTCAATAGCGGGAGCTGCTTCTTTTGCAGAAGCTAAAAAAATAGCTGATGATGCTGGATTAGATAATACAGAATTTAACGAAGAAATTTATCAACAATTAAAAATAAATCCTGAAAAAGCAAAATTAACATCTACATTAAGACCAGAGTCTTTTGGAATAAGAAGTTTATCTGCTACTGGTGGAAGAATGGGTTTTAAATCAGGAACAAAAGATAAAAAAGAAAAAGAATATAATATGCCAAAAACACCTTTGGAAGAAGAAATGGAAGGTGTCTTAAGTATTAAGTTAACACCTACTATAACATACCCTGAAGATAAAATTGATAGAGAACAATTTAATCAAGGTACTAAAATAGTGGATATGAAGAATAATAGAGTTTCTCAAATAATACAATTAATAAGAGATGCTGAATCTATGGGTGATATGGAAAAAGCTGAAGAATTAAGACTAGATTTATTTAGAGAAACAAGAAAAGCAAAAGGTGGAAACATAGATTTACCTATTAGAAAGAATCAAGCTGGTGTTACAGAACTAGATATGAGAGCTAAAGGTGGCTATATTCCTGTAGGTATTAAAGAAAAAGCAGATGATGTTCCTGCTATGTTAAGTAAGAATGAATTCGTATTTACTGCAGATGCTGTAAGGGGTGCAGGAAATGGAAGTATTAACAAAGGCGCTCAAAAGATGTATAAGTTAATGAAGTCTTTAGAGAAAAAAGTAAAAAAACAAAGGTAATTAAATGGCAGAGACAACAACGATTTCAAGACCGGCCCCGTATTTAGAAGCGGCAGGACAAACATATTTAGATTTATTAACTAAGAAAACTGGACAAGCTCCTACTACTGCAGAACTGCAAGCAATGTCTCCGCAGATAGCTGGGCAAAACGTACTTACACAACAAGCACAACAACAAGCTGCAACACAAGCAGGTCTTGGCGCATTAACATTTGATCCTACTACTGGAGCAGTTACAGGAATGGGTCAAGGTACAGGTATTGCAGGATATCAACCTTTCTTAGAACAAGCTCAAGAATATACAGGACCCGAAGCATATCAACAATTTATGTCTCCATATCAACAAGATGTTATTTCAACAACTCTTTCTGAATTTGATAGACAAAGACAAATTGCACAACAACAAATAGGAGCTGGTGCTGTTGGAGCTGGTGCATTTGGTGGAGCAAGAGAAGGAATACAACAAGCAGAATTTAGTGCACAAAGTTTACAAGATAGAGCAGCATTAGAAGCTCAACTAAGACAACAAGGATTCCAACAAGCTAATCAATTAGCTTCACAAGCTTTTGCACAACAAGGACAACTTGCATCATTACAACCTACATTAGCTGCACAACAAGTTCAACAACTAGGTGCTGCAGGAACACAAAATTTAGCTTATCAACAAGCTGTAATAGATGCACAAAGACAAGCTGCGCAATTCCAATATCAAGAACCGTTTACAAGATTACAATCTTTAGGTGCTGGTATAACAGGATTAATATCTGGATATCCTCAACCAGGATTCCAACAAACAACTCAACCTTCTCAACAAGCTGGACCATTGAGTTCTGCTTTATCTGCTGCTGCAGGTGTTTATGGATTGGGAAGTTTATTTGGTAAATAAAAATGTATAATATATTTAAAAGACCTATGTTTAAAATGGGTGGCATGACTCAAGGAACAGGGATCATGTCTCATGTAGAATCAAGACCACAATATTTTAATGGAGGAAGAATTGGTTATGCTCAAGCTGGACCTGTACAAGTATCAAATCCATTTACATATTTTGCTCCTAAAAATATACCACAAGTAGGTATTTCTCAAAATTTATCTACACCTAATTATTCAACTAGAGGTCAAAGACTTTTAGAAAAAATAAGATCTGGAGAAGGTCCTTTAGGTTCTAGTTATATACCATTTAAAGAAACAATAGATTTAGATAATCTTTTAATACAAGAAGGTATTATAACTGAAGACACTCCTATATCAGAGAGGCTTAAAGCCAGAGAATTATATAAAACAAGAGGAATACAAGGTACAACTGATCAAAAACTTGGTTTAGGTTTAGATAAGGAAAGTGGAGATTTTGCAACTGGATTAGGAGAACAGAAAATTACCCCACCTCCACCTCCACCAAAAAAAGAACCTGAATACAAAGAAACTTTTAATTTATTGGATGAAGTAAAAAAAGAATCAAAAGAATTAAGAGATTTATTAAAAGATGAAGATTATTCTAGAGGAGAACTTGCTTTAATAGTATCAGCTGCTTTAGGTAAAAAAGGGACTATTTCAGAAAAAATACAAGAAGCAACTAAATTAGCTTTACCTGTAGCAAGAGCAAGAAAAGAAGAAGATAAAGCTGTAACACTTGCTGCATATAAACTTGCAAAAGAAAAAGAACAACAACAAATTAGAGCAGGAACTTTACCAACTTCTATTAGAGAAGCTGAATATATAGCAAAATCTTTAAAAGAAAGTGGAGATCCAAGATATGCCAATATGAGTATTCAACAAATAATGAATGAAAACATAAGTGCAGCTAAACCCATGTCTCCAGAATCTAAAGCTAGAACTGAAGTTTTATTAGCGGATAGACAAATTATAAGAGATGCAGCTGATAGTCTTTTACAAGATAAAAATAACTTAGATAAATTAGATCCTATTAAAGATAAAGCAAGGTATGACAAAACAAAAGAATCATATGATAAAAAGTTTAGACAGTTTGAAAGAGATTATTTATCTGCACCTGAATTTAAATCATTATACGGAGGTATTTATAATATATTTGCTCCACAAACAACTTCAAGAACCATGAGAGCTGCAGGAGGACCAACTGAAGATGAAACAGAATCAGATGTAGTTGCTTCAAATGTTAATTTTGGTGGAACAACGACACCTATAAAACCAGTACAAAAATTAGATTATGATACTTTAAGAGATAGATTACCAAAAGAAATAAATGATCAAGTGATTCAATTACTTGCTTCTAGTGAACAAGCTCTACAAGATTTTGCATATATAACTAGTCAAAACGATGTAAATAATTTTAATGTGAAATACGGAGTTAATTTAATAATACCTCCAGCTCAACAAACATCATAGGAGTACATCCATGGTTGAAAGATTTGGAGAATTTGGTATTTACCAAAGAGATAAAGATCAAGAAATTATAAAGCCAAAAGGTGGAGATGCAGGTGTAATTGATTATGCACTAGATGTTCCTATTGGAATATATTCTGGACTAAGTAAAGCTGTTCAAGGTTTATTACAATTAGGTGCAATGCCCGTTGATTATTTAGCAAATACTAATTTGCTTTCTGGAATAGAAAATATTTTTAATAAAATAACTCCTGAGACTAAAACTGGATTAGGGGAAATCACTTCTGTTATTACTCAATTTGGTGTTCCAGGTGGTGCAGCATTAAAAATTGCAAGTGGAATATCTAAATTAAAAGGTATTAGCACCATGACTGAATTATCTTCATTAAGTAATGTTGGCAAAGGTATAGAGTTAACTAAGCGTGCTGGTTACTTTGGAACCATTGGTGGTATTACTGATTTTGCAGTTTCTACTCCTGAAAAATTAGGTACCTTATCTGATACGTTAGGTATTACAGAACGAACTAATTTTGAAGGACTTTCTGGACAAGAAAGAGCTTTAGAAACTATAAAAAGCAAAGTAAAATTTGGAGCAGAGGGAGCTACTCTTGGAGCTGGTGTTGCTCTTGCACCGACTGCACTTTCTTTAGGAGCACGATATGGTCTCATTCCAGCGGCTGAAGTTATTGGAACTGTTGGTGGAGTAGTTGGAAAAGTAATTGATGTACCTTTAACAGCTGGTTTAAATGCTATCGTAGGTAAAGAAAGTAAAAGCGTTTTACAAGATGCCATTATTACCAGTGGAGTATTAAAAGATAAAGCATTAACTAAAATAGGAGCAAAAAGAGCAACAGGTGAATTAACTGCCGAAGGTAGACCTATTTTTGAAAGCGTTGATTGGAGACATCCTGTAGATGATACTTTTTTAAGTCAGGCTAAAAGAGGAATAGTCTTGTTTGCAGATCAATTTAAATCAGACAGAGGTATTGGATCACTAAGAGATATTCAAGTTGGAGCTGAAACTATAAGAGCAGGTGAACAACGAACGTTAACTAAAATAGGTCAGAATATTCAAGATGTACAAAATAAAATTATTAATAATTTTAAAGTTAAATTTACTAAGGATAGAGACTCTATGTTATCTCTTCAACTAGAAAATGATAAAATAGGTCAAATTTTAGGATCTAAAGATATAGGTGAAATAAAAGAAGTAGTTAGAACTCTTCCTAAAGAAATAAGAAGAGACGTAATAAGATATAAAAAATTAATTGATGGTTCACAACAAAAATTTGATATATTCGCTGAAGGAGTAGATGTAGCAAGAGAGGCTGCTTTAGACTGGAATAGTTATTCTAAACAAAGATTTGCATCACTTAATAATAAAGATTTTAAATTTAATCCTTTACTTGATGAAGCTGCAATAAAAGAATTTAAAAAAATAAATTTAACAGATAGAGAATTAATAAACGGTTTTAAAGAACAGGCTAAAACTTCTGGAAAAACATTAGACTCTTTAATTGAAGAAAAAACAAAAAAAGATTTATTAAATTTTAAACAAATTACCATTAACAGTGGTTTTTCTCCAGAAACTTTTTATAAAAAATTAACTGGTGATGGAAAAAGATCATACCAATGGCAAGGTTTAAAATCTGGTCAAGATATGCCGGATGCTATTCGTAGATTACTTACAGTTGAAGAAGGTAGAACAGCAGGAGAATTAATTAAAAGAGAAGCAAAAGATATAACGGGTAAAATTATAGATAGAGATGTTGCAACTTTTAATTCTTTAAATGCTGGTTTAGATGTTGTTTTAAAACAATCTGAACAAATCTACAATAAAAAAGCTTTTGATGCTATGCTTAAAGAAGGTTTAGAAAATGGATTAATTTTTGATCCAACAAGAGCAGCTTTAAAAGGTGTTAACGTTGATAAGATGACCAGGTTCTCTTCATTAAAATCTTTAGCTGATGGACCTAGACAAAGTGGAGTTACTTTATCTGGAGCTACATCGGATTTATTTACAGGGAATTATTATGCTGCCCCTGAAATTGCAAATGCAATAGCTGGTGTAAAAGAGGTTACTTCTAAATTATATAATATTTGGGGTTACAAAGGTTTAATGACGTTAAAATCAGCGGCTCAAATTTCTAAAACTATTTTATCTCCTATGACTCAAATTAGAAACTTTACTACGGCAGCTATGTTTCCATTAGCAAGTGGTTTAATAGGAGGAAGAGTTGGTTTTAGAGACGCTTGGAGATTAACAGGTGATGATATTTTCTTTGGAGCAAAAACAGATTTAGAAAAAATAGGACGAATAGAAAATTTGATAAACAGAGGAGTAATTGATCAAAACGTAAATTTAAATGAAATAAAAAGAGTTTTAGATGATGCAAAGGGTGGAAAATTAAGTTTTACTCGTTTAATGAATAGTAAACCAATGCAAAGACTAACAGATATTTATCAGGGTTCTGATAACTATTGGAAAATTTATTCAGATAATTTTTATCAAGGGGCTTTAAGTACTGCATTTGGATCTCCTTCAGTTGCAATGAAACAAGGATTAGATCCTAAGTTTAATAAAAGAAGTATTGATGAATTAATTAAACAGGGAGTTTCAAAAGAAAAAGCTTCTTCACTTGCTTTTAAAAATCAAAATGAAGCAAATATTTTTAATAGTGTAGAAGAATGGTTTCAAACTGTAGCAGGTAAAAAATTTAATCGTATTGACCCTCTGACAGGATCCGTGAAAACACCTTTACAAGCGGTAGAAGAAGCTTCTGCTTATCTAGTTACTAATACAATACCTACTTATAGTAAGGTTCCTAAAATAATAGATAATGTTAGAAATTTACCTCTTGGTAATTTCATAGCATTTCCAGCTGAAATATTAAGAACTAGTTCTAATATATTTGCTATTGGAGTTAAAGAACTTACAAGTACTAATCCATTTATAAGACAAATGGGAGCTCGTAGATTAGTTGGATTATCCACAGTATTGGGTGGAGCAGGTTATACAATTAAAAAAGGAGCTCAATATGTAACAGGTGTAACAGATGATGAAGTGGATGCTTTCCAAAGGTCTTTTGCTCCGCAATATCAAAGAAATTCTACACTAATACCCGTAACATCAACTGATGAAAATGGTAATTTTAAATTTTATAATTTTTCTTACACTAATCCCTATGATGCTTTAGTAACTCCAGTGAATGGAGTATTAGGAGCTTTTTCAGAAGGTAGATTAAAAGGGGACAATGCAACTAGTATTATTATGAATTCATTATTTGGAGGAGCAGTTGACCCTTCTCAAAGAAAAGGAGCTATCACTGAATTTTTATCTCCTTTTGTAACTGAATCTATTGGTACTGAAAGAGCTGTAGATGTAACAGTTAGAGGTGGAAGAGATTCTAGAGGTAAATTAATTTATGATCCAAAAATAGATTCCATTGATATTATAATAGCTAAATCAATTAATCATATTTTGGGTGGACTAACTCCAGGTGCTGTTACCTCCGCTCAAAAAATTTGGCAGGGTGCTACCGGTCAGTTTACGGATTATGGAACACAAAGAGATGCCGTGGATGAATTTGTTGCTTTGGCTTCTGGTGTTAGAATAGAAGAGGCTAAACCATTGGCAAGTATACCTTTTATTGTTACATCTTTTAATAAAGATAAACAAGGTATTAGAAGTAGATTTGCTGATACTGCATATTCAGCAGCAACAACTCCTGAAGAAAAATTAGCTTCTTACAAAGACTTTATATTAAACACTTATAATTCTCAAAATAAAATGTCCACTGTATTAGAAGATGCTAAAACCTTAGGTGTGGATACTGGTAAGTTAAGAGGATTATTAGAACAAAGACTAACAAAAACGGAGACTCAAAATTTATTAAGTAAAAAATTTAAAATACCTACTTATAGTGAAGAAGCTTTTTCATCTGTTATTAAGCGTTTAGAAAATACTGATCCACTTCAAGCAGCTAAAATTTCAGAACAAAATAAAGTTGTTCAATCTATTTTTAGAGATATACAAAGAAAATTATTTAATTTTCCATTAGGAGCTCCAATCGATATATTAGATGGTTATATTGAACAGCTATTAACTCCTGGTGTTGAACAAAGTAGAGAACTTATTAGAGATAGAATATCGCCAAGTTCTCCTGAACCAGTTAACGTACAGCCAAGAACTGAATTACCTTCTCAAATAACAGGAACTACTGTTAATGCTCAAATATTAACATCTCCACAAGTACAACAATTTGCTTCAACTAATTTAGGTCAAAGATATAATTTATTACCTACTTCAGCTGAAAAATTAGAATTTTTAAATAGGATAGTATAATGGCCAACGGAAAAGAACCTAAAACAACAGGAGAACACATTGTAGCTCTTTATGGACATATAACTGGTTTAAAAAGAGATTTAAAAGAATTAAGAGAAGAATCTGCTGAAATGCATGATAAGTTTGAAAGAAAATTTGATGCTCTTACTTGGTGGATCATTGCAGGACTAGGTTCAACCATCGCTATTCTACTAACATTGGCTTTTAATTTAATGAAATAAAAGGTTGCACATAGTTTTAAAAAACTATATGACGCAATTATGAATAATAAATTATTAGTACATAAACATTTAATAATCAGAGCAGAAGCTAAAAATCCTCCAATGGATGAAACTATTCTTACAGAATGGTTTAAAAAATTTATAGATGAAATAGGTATGAAGGTTATGATGGGACCATACGTTAAGTATTCTCATATGATCGGAAATCGTGGAATTACAGGTGCTGCAATCATTGAAACATCTCATATAGTAATGCATGTCTGGGATGAACCCGACCCCGCCTTGCTTCAGTTTGATGTTTACTCATGTGGTGAATTTGATCCTGAAACAATATGTGAAAAAATAAAGAAAGATTTTAATACTACAAAAATTGAATATAAATTCCTTGATAGAGAACATGATTTAAAAGAATTACATACTTTAACTTATACTGATCCAATAGCTAAAAATTATGCGAATAAAGAAATAGAAATGAAAAATAATATATTAATGAAAAGCCGTAAAGAAGTTGAGATTAATGGTAATGGTACTTCTGGATATACTATTAAAGAAGGTATTCATAAGGGTATAGTTTTAGGTCATATTACAAGAGAAAAAGCAGTCATTGAAAATTAATAATTAATCCCCATATCCTATAAAAACAACTTAAGGGAGAAAACATGTTTACATACGCTCAAGTAAAAGAATTTTGGAATAACTATTTCAAAAGTCTAGAACAGTTTACAAAAGACTGGCAAAAAGATGTATTAGATACATTAAAAAAATAAATGATACCTTATAATGATGAGGAGTGGAAATTTATATCCACTCCTTTAATTCTTCACCCATTACTTTAGACGCTATATCAACTTTTTTACGAAGAGCTTCTACTATTTTTTCATCTACAGTATCTTCTGCAATAATATCAATATAGGTCATTTTTCTTTTTTGCCCGGCTCTATTTATTCTAGCTTCTGATTGAGTTCTTTTTTCTAAATCATAACCATTAGAATAATATATCATTACATTACCTGCAGTGAGTGTAATACCATATCCACCAGTTTGTGGTGTTCCAATTAAAAATCTAACTTTACTATTTTCATCTTGAAATAGTTTTATATTATTTTGTCTAATCTCGCTTGGTGTATCGCCATAGTAAGTGACATACGAATCAGGACCATATTCTTTTTTGATTGCTTCAACTATTACTTCAATATCATATTTATAATGAGCCCATATAACAGCTTTGTTTTCTACTTCACTTAATATATCCATTAAAGCATCTAATCTTTCATTTTTAATTTTTTGTACTGTTCCATCATCAGATTTAAAATGACCACATGTAATTTGATGTAGTCTCATTAATTGAACAAGAGCAGTAGCGGTTGTCATAAGTTTATTATCTAATTGAGCTAAGGCTAATTGTTTCATAGAATCGTAAATCTTTTTTTGTTCTTTTGATAATTGAATTATTCTTTTTGTAAAAGAATAAGATGGTAAATCTAAACAATCTTCTTTTAAAACTCTGTAAGAAAACTGTTCTATTCTTTGTGATAATTCATCTAAATTTTTATAACCAACTACTATTTGAACTGAACGACCACCAAAGTTTGCTGTCCTTAAAACAGAATATCTTGTTTTAAAAGCATAATAAGAAGTATAATCTAATAGTCCTTCATTTAAAAATTCACATTGTTTATATAAATCTAATGGAGATTTAGTAACCGGAGATCCAGTTAATATTCTTCTATACTTTGCAGATTTACCTAATTGAACAATAGATCTTGTTCTAATAGCATCTGGATTTTTAATAGTAGTAGATTCATCTATTGCCATTAAAGTTTCATGACAACTTAAAAATTTATTTGCAAATGTCACACCATTCTTTGTAGATAAAGATTCTACATTCATAACTAAAATATGAAGATCAGTTCCAGTTTCAAATAATGCATCTACTTCTTTAGATACAATTTTATTATCTTTCATAAAAGATGCTTTCCATAATACCATCTTTTTTTCTATGTGGGTTGGCAAATGATTTGGAATTTCTATATCAAACCAGTTTTGGTACACACCTTTTGGAGCAACTATTAATGCACCATTAATCTTTCCTTTGTCATATAGCATAGCTATATTATCAATAAGAACTTTTGATTTTCCGGTACCCATCTCCATAAAATAAGCAAAATGAGCTTTATTCCAGGACTTTTCTAACGCAGTTATTTGATGTGCGTATGGTTTAGTTTTAAACTTGTAATTCATAATATTTTACTTTATCTTTCTATAAAAATGTATTATATCATAATCATAATTTAATTGTCAAGTAAAGAAAGATGGATACAACAGTATACGTTATACAAGAATTACCAGGAACTAGAGCTGGCCAACCTAAATTTAATATTATGGGTGCAGCTAAATATGGTAAATTAAAAGTATTATTACCAGAATATTCTCAAATGGTATTGAGTCCAGGACCATTGATACTTAAATTAAGATCATTATTAAAAGACTATACAGCAAAAGATTATTTACTACTTACAGGTGATCCTGCAATTATAGGTGTAGCTTGTTCTATTGCTGCTGATATTACAAATGGTAAGTATAATTTATTAAAGTGGGATAGACAAGAACAAGTTTATTATCCAATAGAAATTAATTTATTTGAGAAAGGACTTGTTGAAGAAAATTAATTTATCCTACATCTTGACATATTTATAATTTTAAATTATAATTAGTTCAAATGACAAAAATAGAAAGAAAGTTAACAATAAACAGAAAGTAATAAAATGGTAGAAAGTATAATAAACTTTGAAGACGATCAAACAGAATCATTAACTCAAGTTAATGACGCTAAATCTTTATCAGATCAAGTTCTTAAATTAAGAAATCTGGAAGATAAAATTGCTTTAACAGAAGCAGCTTTAAAAAAATTACAAGAAGAAGCAGATGTTCTATCCGGTGATGTCATTCCTACAATGATGCAAGAAATGAATATCTCAACATTGAAATTAGCAGATGGTTCCGCTGTAGAAGTGAAACCCATCTACGGTGCTTCTATTTCCGCTGAAAGGAAAGAAGAAGCATTTAACTGGCTTCGTAAAAACGACCTAGGTGATCTTATTAAAAATGAGATTACCGTTTCTTTTGGTCGCAACGAAGATAACAAGGCAATTGCTTATGCAAACCTTGCGGCAGAGAATGGATATCAACCCGCCCAGAAATTAAAGGTTGAACCCATGACTCTCAAAGCATTGGTCAGAGAGCGTATCGAAGCTGGGAAAGATATGCCCTCTGATCTATTTAACGTGTTCGCAGGAAACAGAACCAAAATAACAAGGAAATAAAAACATGAACAAAGCACAAAGTACAATGGACCAAGGAACTAAAAAGTCCAATGCAGTAACTGAGAAAGTAACTGCAGGAGCTTTAGCTGTTAGTCTTTTTGAAGAAGATGCAGATAAAGGTCTAGGTAATATGGGTCATGAAGATCTAGCATTACCTTTTCTTAAAATACTAGGACAATTATCTCCAGAAGTTAATAAGAGAGATGGTAAATATGTTCAAGGTGCAGAGCCTGGAATGATTTACAATTCTGTAACTGGAGAGTTATTTGATGGTGAAAAAGGAGTAGATGTTCTACCCTGTCACTACAAATTAGAGTATATTGAATGGCAAGATAGAGGTGAAGGTTCTGGCGCTCCAGTTGGAATTCACTCATCATCAAGTGATATACTTACAAAAACAAAAAGAGATGCATCTTTTAAAGATAGACTTCCAAATGGAAACTATATTGAAAAAACTGCAAGTCACTTTTTAATTGTTTGTGGTCAAACTCCAACAACTGCTCTACTAGCTATGAAATCTACACAATTAAAGATTAGTAGAAAGTGGAATAGTATGATGGCTGGTATTAAGATGAAGGGTAAGAATGGATTATTTACTCCAGCATCTTTTAGTCACATATACAAATTAAGAACTGTTCAACAATCAAATGATAAAGGCACTTGGTTTGGTTGGGAAGTTAATAAGGTAGGACCTGTAGAAGATTCTGCTTTATATCAACAAGCTAAATCTTTTGCTGAAAGTGTTTCAAGAGGAGATGTAAAAGTGAAACATGGTGAGACTAACGGAACTGATAAAGGTTCTGAAGCTCATTTTTAATTTCTCTCGTTAAATTATGTGGGCAAGCAATTGCCCACATTAAAAAATATCAAAGGGGCTAAATGGAAAGAAAGTTTATAGAGTATTTTACTGGGTTGCAAAGAAACTTCGGTTTTGCAGATCTAACAAAAAATATAAAAGATCCTACTACAGGTAAATTAAAACCAGAATATGGTTGGTCTAAACAACCTATAACTGATGAAGATTATACAGATCATTTAAATGGAAACAAATCTATAGGTATTCAACCATGTAATGATGATGGTATGGCTAGATTTGGAGCTATTGATATTGATTCTAAAGATTATAAAGATTTTTCAATTAAGAAGTATTTAGATATTATTAAAAAATATGATCTTCCATTAATACCTATTAAATCTAAAAGTGGTGGATTACACCTTTACGTATTTTTAAAAGAACCTGTTAAGGCTTTAGTAATTAAAAAGTTTTTAGAAAGTTTATTATTTACATTAAACCTTCCACTAAGAATAGAAATATTTCCTAAACAAACAGAATTAGGTAAAGATTCGGAGGGAAATTTTATTAATGGTAATTTTATTAATCTTCCTTATTACAATAAATCTGAAAGAGTAGCTATCAATTTTGATGGTAAACCATTTTCATTTGATCAATTTATAAAAGTTGTAGAAGTAAATTTAAAAACTGAAAAAGAATTAGAAGAGTTTTCATTAGCCCATGTGAAAACTGTACTACAGGGAGGCCCATCCGAGTTTGATGATGGTCCTCCTTGTCTACAGATGATGACTAAAGAACAATTAGATGATGGTAGAGATAGATGGTTATATAACTACATGGTTTTTGCAAAGAAAAGATATCAAGATAAATGGGAAGAAATGGTAATAGATGCTCCTAAAAAATATTTTTTAAAAGATTCTAATGGATTAGTTATTGATGATTGGAGTGAGAAAAAAGTAAGAGATAAAATTAGATCCTGGAAGAAAGACTCTACTAAAGGTTATACATGTACTCAAGAACCCATTGCAAATTTTTGTATGAAGGCAGAATGCGCTAAAAGAAAATATGGATTCTTATCTGATAGAAAAGTATTGTTTCCTAAACTATCTAGTTTAGTTAAAATTAAATATCCAGAACCAGAATATACTTTCAACGTAGAATTACCTAATGGTGATTCTAAAAGTGTTAAAGCTAAACATATTAGATAGTTTATTTCCTCCTAAAGAAGAACTTCTTCCACCTAAAGGAACTACTCCTGATGAACAATTAGAAGAATATTTAAAAGAATATATTAATGGACCACAAGCTAAATCTAATGCATCCTTTAAAACAGGAGCTGTATTAATAGAAGATAACTATGCTTACTTTAAATATCAGAGTTTCTATAACTCTTTAAAAAGTAAAGATTGGAAAGAAAATAAATCTAAAACAGCTGAAAAAATTGTACAGATAGGTGGTAAAGAAGAAACTAAAATTAATATACCAAAAAGATTTCCTAAAAAACAGGGAGAAAAAGAATCTCATGATCCAATTGATGTAATACAATTACCTATTAATAAGTTTAAAATTAAAAGTTCTAGAGTTGAAGTGATACCTATTAAATCTAAAAAGGATATTTTTTAATGATTAAAAAGGTATTGGGTCCTCCTGGAACAGGTAAGACAAGAAGATTACTTGATGAAGTAGATAACTATTTAAAAAAAGGAGTACCTTTAAATAAGATTGGATATTTTGCTTTTACAAGAAAGGCAGCAAATGAAGCTAGAGAAAGATTTTTAAAGATAAATAAAAACTTTAATAAAACAGATGTTAAGTTTTTTCAAACTCTACATTCTTTGGCTTTTCATACTTTAGGTATGAGTGAAGATAATGTTATGCAACCAGTTCATTATGAACAAATAGGTAAGGAGTTAAGTATAAGAGTTAACTATTCAAGTGATTCAGAAGAAAGTTGTTATATGAATTGTGATAATGAATATTTTAAATTGATTGGTAAGGCACGAGTTAAATGTGTTTCAATCGAAGATGAGTTCAATACTAATGAATGGAGTAGAGATATAGATTTAGATACTTTGCACCATATAAATTTTAATCTTAATAATTATAAGAAGGCTTATAACTTAGATGATTATACAGATATGATAGAAAAATTTGTTTTAAATTCAGATAAGTGTCCTTTGTTTGAAGTTATATTTATTGATGAGGCACAAGATTTATCCCCTATACAATGGAAGATGTTTGATGTTTTAAAATCAAAATCTAAAGATGTGTTTTTAGCAGGAGATGATGACCAGGCTATATTTGCATGGGCTGGAGCTGATGTTAATAGATTTATTGATGAACCCGCAGATGAAGAAGTATTACAACAATCTGAACGTATACCTCTAGCAGTTCAAGAACTATCTAATACAATATTAAATAGAATACAGGGTAAAAGAAAAGAAAAAATATATCATGCTAAAAAAGACAAAGATGGAAATGTAGTACAAGGTAGTGTGGATACTATATTTGACATAGATAATTTAGATTTAACAACAGATAAATGGTTAATATTAACTAGAACAACTTATAGATCTGATGAGATATCTGAACTATTAAAAGAAAAGAGATTATATTTTAAGAATAGATATGGAAAAAGTATAGACCATAAGCTCTATAAATCTGTATTAAAATGGACAGAATTAACTTCTGGTAAAGAAATATCTGTTGCAGATTGTAAGGATATCTATGAATATTTAGAGGATGATTTCAATGAGAAAAAGTTTGAAAATAAAAGTTCAATTAAAATAGAAGACATTGGTTTTACTCCTGGAGTAACTTGGTTTGATGTCTTTACAAATTTAGATCAAGAAAAAGAATTATATATAAGAACATTATTAAGTAATGGTGAAAAATTATCTGAAGAACCAAGAATAGAAGTATCAACCATTCATGCAGCAAAAGGTGGTGAATGTAGGAATGTTATTCTTGTTTTAGATAATGCAAGAAAAATAAGACAATCTATGGAAACAAGCATAGATAAACAGGATGAAGAACATAGAGTTTGGTATGTGGGTGTAACAAGATCTATGGAAAATCTTTATATATTAAAATCAAAAAAGGATTGGAAAGGTTATCAACTATGAGTAATAAAACGTTTTTTAGGCAGGTAGGGGGTGCACATTATAAGAAATATAAAATACAACCTTCTTTATTTATCAATAAGAATAAGATACTGTTTGCAGAAGGTAATGCAATTAAATATATTTGCAGGCACCAAGATAAAGGAAAGAAACAGGATTTGTTAAAAGCAATCCATTATATAGAAATGATTATTGAAAGAGATTACAGCGATGTTTAAAAAATTTGATAAAAAACTTTATGAAGAAAATGATCATAAGGGGAAAATATTTGCTTCCAGTATATTAAAGAAAATGTATCCTTCTTATAATATCGTTGAGGGTGATAAATTTGGTGTTGATTTAAAAGTAATTGATCCTAAAGATAATTCTATATTCATAACCGCAGAAGTTGAAGTTAGACATAACTGGAGTAATGATGGAGATTTTCCATTTAATACAATTAACATACCATATAGAAAACAAAAATTTTTTAATGGTAAATGTAAATATTTTAGTATTAATAAAAATTTAAATAGATGTCTTGTTATAGATGACAAGGATATTTTAAATTCTCCATTAGAAGAAAATCCAAATAAATATGTATCTTCTAATGAAAAGTTTTATAAAGTGCCTGTAGAAAAAGGAAAATCAATTTTAGGAAAGGATTATATAGTATGAAAGTACCACTATTTGAAGCACAAAAGGAATGGGTTGAACCGGAAGAATTTCCAGATCTACGATCTTATGATGAGATTGCAGTAGACTTAGAAACAAGAGATCCTGATTTAAAAAAGAAAGGATCAGGTTCTGTTATAGGTAATGGAGAAGTAATTGGTATAGCTGTAGCTGTGCCAGGACGATCTTTTTATTTTCCCATAGCCCACGGCTCAGGGCCCAACATGGATAAGAAAAAAGTTTTAGAATGGTTTAAAGATACCATGGCAACTCCTTCTATTAAAATATTTCATAATGCAATGTATGACGTTTGTTGGATTAGACAAATGGGTATTAAAATTAATGGTTTAATTGTAGATACTATGATTGCAGCATCTTTAATTGATGAAAATAGATTTCAATACAGTTTAAATATGTTGTCCTGGGATTATCTTGGTTATGGTAAAAGTGAAGCAGCTTTAAATGAAGCAGCCAAGTCAAGAGGATTAGATCCTAAAGAAGATATGTGGCAATTACCAGCAATGGAAGTTGGAGCTTATGCTGAAAAGGATGCTGAACTTACATTAGAACTATGGCAGATATTTAAAAAAGAAATAGTTCATCAAGATATAGAATCAATATTTAGTACAGAAACTGATTTATTCCCATGTCTAGTTGATATGAGGTTTAAAGGTGTAAGAGTTGATATAGAACGTGCACACAAACTGAAACAGCAGCTAACAGCACAAGAGCATGAATTGTTATTAAAAGTAAAACAAGAAACAGGGATAGAGCCCCAGATTTGGGCCGCAAGAAGTATTGCAACAGTTTTTGATAAGCTTGGCTTAGAGTATGATAGAACCGAGAAATCATCTGCACCATCCTTTACTAAAAATTTTTTACAAGAACATTCTCACCCTATAGTGCAAATGATTGCTAAAGCAAGAGAAATAAATAAAGCACATACAACTTTTATTGATACGATCATCAGATACGAACACAAGGGTCGTATTCATGCAGAGATCAATCAAATAAGATCTGATCAAGGTGGAACTGTTACTGGAAGATTTAGTTACAACAATCCAAATTTACAGCAACTACCAGCAAGGAACAAGGATCTAGGACCTTTAATTAGATCTTTATTCTTACCAGAAGAAGGTCATACGTGGGGTTGTTTTGACTATTCACAACAAGAACCAAGACTAGTTGTACACTATGCATCTTTATATAAATTTCCATCAGTGTATGATGTAATTGAATCTTATAAAGAAGATCCTAATACAGACTTCCACCAGGCGGTTGCAGATATGGCAAACATTCCAAGATCACAAGCCAAGACTATTAATTTAGGTTTATTCTATGGAATGGGTAAGGCAAAGTTACAAGCTGAACTTGGTGTATCAAAAGAAAAAGCTGCAGAACTATTTGAACAGTATCATGCTAAAGTTCCATTTGTTAAACAATTAACAAATGCTGCTTCTAATAGAGCACAAGAACGTGGTCAAATTAGAACGTTACTTGGTAGATTATGTAGGTTTCATTTATGGGAGCCTAATCAATTTGGTATGCATAAAGCATTGCCTCATGAAGAAGCACTACAGGAACACGGACCAGGGATAAGAAGAGCATATACTTACAAAGCTTTAAATAAATTAATTCAAGGATCTGCTGCTGATATGACTAAAAAAGCAATGCTTGAATTATATAAAGAAGGAATAGTTGCTCATATTCAAATTCATGATGAATTAGATTTATCAGTTGAATCTCCTGAACATGCTAAAAAGATAATTGAAATTATGGAAAATGCCGTTCAATTAGAAGTTCCAAATAAAGTAGATTATGAATCTGGTGAAAACTGGGGCGATATATATGATTGATTATGTCTTATCTTAATGCTAACATACCACCAATTTATTGTAACATAAGAAGGGAGTATTTGTATGATCTTAAACAACATCACGGAGAAACTGAAAGTTGTGTGGTCTTTGGTATTGCGAGTATATCTGGCCGTGCAATATTATTCCATTGTATACTTGAATCAGGTGCAGTCTATTACAGATTACCTATCAGCGCTTTTATTCAAAAAGGGTTTGATCGCAGAAACGTCCCAGATCAAGATCTCAAAGATCTTCAATTATGGAATTCATTTGGTTATTTTCCTAACATTATCTGCTTTGATTTTTTAAAAGGACAATCCTGTAAGTATCTAAATAAAAGTAAATCTTATGATGCAGAATATTTATTTACTATTGACTGGGCGCATCCAGATGCTAATATCCTTAATACTGAACATTCCGAAATGGTTTCAGAACATAAGTGTGCTCATGTTCTCAAACTTACTAACGGTAATTTCGCTGCTCAGCCTAACAATCGCATTCTTTGGAATGTGCCTAATTTCACTAACTATTCAAGGGTACCAGACTATAAAGTCCAAACTACTGAATGGAATGTTGAAAATAAAAATTGGGTGACAGAAGATTCAGATAAAATGTTTTATGATACGGAGGATAAATGAGTAGTGAATTTAAATTAAGTGACCAAACAAGTGTGGCTTTACCTATTAAAAATATAGTTGCTATTGTGTCTGCTATTGTTGTAGCAGTGTGGACCTATTTTGGTATTGTTGAAAGATTAAATAGATTAGAAACTAACGAAAAGTTAATGTCTCAAGATCTATTAAAAAAAGCAGATCAAACTCCTAAGAATCAAGAATTATTTATGTTGATTGAGTATCAAGCAAAGACAATAGAAAAACATACAAAACAATTAGAAGAAAACGTACATACTAAAGTTTTAATATCTCAATTAGAAAAGAAAGTTGATAAACTAGAAAAAGAATTAGATTCAGTTAGAGGTAAGTAATGGTTGAAGTTGTATTTGCATTATTAATGTATATGAACGGTAAATTAGAAGGATACTCTCCTAAAACTAATATTGCAGATTGTTTAGAACAAAAAAGAAAAGTAGAACGTGATGGTAACCCAAGTGTTACTTCATGGAGTTGCAAAGAAGTTAAGGCTGTGGTAGAAGTAGATAAACATGGCGTTAAACGAATCAAAGAAGTTAAGCAAGATTAATTGTATTAACAACCTAGCAGTTGGATGCTGCCTCTCAAATCACTGTAAATGTTATGACAACAAAGATTATATTAATCTGGAAGTATTTGATAATAGCCTTAGTGGCATTCTTGCTAGGTACCTTTTTTCCGAATCCAATAGCCAAGAAGAAGACAGAAAACGCCATTATCGCCTGGGCTAAAAGCCTAGGGTTTGGACCTCCAAGGTTTGAATATAACAATAATCAAGAGTTCATCGTATCTCTTAAAAAATGCATAGCCTACCTAAACTTTGAAATACCCACAAATAAACAAATAAACACAGAACTAATAGTAGCTCAAGCTATTGTTGAATCTAGTTATGGAACATCTAGGTTTGCACGGGAAGGTCATAATTTGTTTGGTATTCGTGTGTGGTCAAAAGATGGTATGTTACCACATAAACAGCCAGATCATATAGAATGGCGTGTAAGAGTCTTTAAAAACAAATGCGAATCTGTTAGATATTATATTGAAATTCTAAATACAAAAAAGGTGTATGCAGAGTTTAGAAGAGTTAGAGAAATTACATTAAATAGAAATCCTATTGCAATGGCTAAAACTTTAGATAACTTTTCGACAAATAAAGAGTATGAAAAACATGTTATTGAAGTAATAAACAAATTAAGAAATGATACTAAGTGAAAATTTTAGTTTAGATGAATTAACAAAGTCTCAAGAAGCAACAAGACTTGGAATAGATAATACTCCAGGTGATGAACATGTTGGAAATTTAATTTTACTTTGTAAAAATATATTACAACCTATTAGAAATCATTTTGGTAAAGTTGTATCTGTATCTTCAGGTTATAGATCAGCAACGCTTTGTGAAGCAATAGGGTCTTCTGCTAAAAGTCAACATACCAAAGGTCAAGCAGCAGATTTTGAGATATTTGGTATAGCTAATAAAGATTTAGCAGATTGGATCGTTAAAAATCTTGATTACGATCAATGTATATTAGAGTTCTGGACACCCAATGACCCTAACTCAGGGTGGGTTCATTGTAGTTATAATGATGCAGGTAATAGAAAACAATATTTAAAAGCTAGTAAAGAAAATGGTAAAATTGTATATTCATCAATGATATGAAAAATTTAACAATAGATTCATTAATAGTTCATGGAATATGTCCTGGTTGTAAACAATTATCAGCATTAGTTTCCATTTTAGATAATGTTTATAAATGTACAAATTGTGGAGATGAATTAATTCAACACGTTAATGGTGTTATTAAATACTTACCAATGAATAATAAAAAGGCACGAAAAATAGTATATGGCAAAGAAAAGTAATCCCTACGGAACGGGCCTATATCATAAAAGAACCAAGCCTAAAAGAAAAGGTAGGCATTCTAAACGTCCTAATAAGAAAAACACCAATAAGTTGTATAGAGGACAAGGTCGAAAGTAATATTTGACTTATAGTATAAATTATACTATAATCCTACAAATCAATAAATAAGAAAGGTTATAAATGACTGATATAAATAAGTATAAGAATGTAACCTTATCTAAAGAGGCATATGCCAAACTAGATAGGATACGAAAGCTAATTGTACCAAATACAATTATGAGTAAATCTAAGACTGTTGACATTTTAATTAATGAGAAAGAGAAGAGTTTACATGGTAAAAGTGCTTCAAAGTAATTTAAATGTTTTAGTGGAAGATAAGCAATCAATTCCAGAACAAAGATTGTGGAAAGCTGTTCTTGCTCAAATGTTATATGATGCTCTTTCTGATTTTGAGAATAAGTTCATAAACAGAGATGAGAAAAAAGCAGCAGAGTTTTGGTTAACTCATAAAACAAAAGATTTTGTTGATGTATGTACTAATGCTGGATTTGATCCTGATTACATACTTGGCAAATGTAAAAAACTTGTTAACCTAAAAAAATTAAAACAATTAGGTATCGTTTGGAACCATGAAAGGAAAACTAGATATGAAAATAATATGTCCGGAATGTAAAGGTAATGGTTATGTAACAGTTTATTATCAGGGTGAAAAGAAACCTCATTATAAAGACTGTAAGTATTGTAATAACCAAGGTGAACTAAAAGAAAAAGATGTCAAAAGATTAATGAACTATGAAAGGATGCAGCAATGACGTTTACTAACTATAAAAAGGCAATAGCTAAACTATTAAAAGCTTATCATAAAAAATATAATGCTTTTGGTAAAGAGAGACCTAAAAAAAGAAAAAGAAAAAAATGAATATGATGCAAAATAAAGGACCTAATGATCTAGAATTAATTATAGAAAAACTTAAAAGGGAAAACTATAAATTAAAATTAGAAATAGAAATGCTTAAAAAAGATATGGCATTTTTACGTGAAGAATATCAAGCGAGAGCCATAGAAAAAAGAGATTGGTAAAATTTTATGGCAAAAAGGGACCAGAAGTTAAAAAACATATACGATGATTTTCTTGATTTTCTAATGAGAAAATTACTTCAGTATGAAGATACGCAGATGGTTGCTTCAACTATGATTGCTCAAGCTTTGAGATTATATAAGTCAACTCTTACTGAACAAGAATATAGAGATATGATAAGAGTAGTTATAAAGACATCAAAGACAATTAAACCCTTTGTTATAAAAACATTACACTAATGAAAAAATGTCCTGTTTGTAAAATGGAAAAACCATTAGAAGAATTTCATAAATGTAAAAAAAATAAAAATGGATTTCAGTACTATTGTAAAACTTGTGATAATTCTTCAAGAAAAAAGAATTATTATATAAGTCATGAAAGAGAAAGAAATAAAAGAAATACTTATTACAAAAATAACAGAAAAGAACTAATAAGAATTGGTGTAATATATAATAAAAAAAGATACAACACAGACGCTGGTTTTAATCTTAAAATTAGATTATCTAATAGAATTAGAGAAGCTTTAAAAACTGTAAACGTTACGAAACGAAATAGAACAGTTGATTACTTAGGTATATCTATACCTGAATTTAGACTTTATATAGAAAAACAATTTTATGTTAACTCAAAAACAGGAGAAATGATGAGTTGGGAAAACATGTCTAAATGGCATATTGATCATATTATACCTTGTTATAGTTATGATTTAACTAATGTAGATGCACAAAAGCATTGTTTTAATTATAAGAATTTACGTCCATTATGGGCTGAAGAAAATTTAAAAAAGGGAAATAGATTTATTATATGAAGTATTTAATATTATTTTTATTTTTAATTAGCTGCTCAAAGGATATTTCTTTTGATCCAACAGTGACTATTAGTAAGGAACTAATTAGATTTTTATATAATGAATCTAATAAAGAAAAACCGGTAATGGAATGATACTGAATAAAAAATTTATATATCCTACTAGTTCGAGAGCTCTTTTTGAAGGAGAACGTCACTATGATGTTAATGCAGAGAAGCTTCCGTCAGTAACTACTATACTCCAAGCAACGCAACCTGAAGAGAAAAGATTAGCGCTAGAAGCATGGAAACAAAGAGTAGGTGTTAATTCAGCAGATAAGATTAAGAATGATGCAGCGACTCGTGGAACTGCTATGCACACACACCTGGAGAAGTTTTTACTTGGTGAAGGATACTTGGATCTAACAACGGAGGGTCAAGAATCACGGACCATGGCCGATGAGATTATCAATAAAGGTTTAAAGAATAGACTTGGAGAATTCTGGGGATTAGAAGTTACATTGTACTACCCTGGACTCTATGCCGGGGCAACTGATGTAGTTGGAGTTTATGATGGTGGAGAATCTATTGTCGATTTCAAACAAAGCAATAAGCCAAAACGTAGAGAGTGGATTGAAGATTACAAATTACAATTGGCTGCTTATGCTCTCGCTCATAACGAAGTATATGGGACCAACATTATGAAAGGTGTAAATTTAATTTGCACTAAAGATAATTTTTATCAAGAATTTATTTTTGAAGGTGAAGAATTTAGACAAGCCAAGTATGAATTTTTAAGAAGAGTAGATATGTATTACAATCAAAAAAGCAAGGAAAATAGCGATTAATTTGATGTATTGACATATATTGTAGGATAATATATAATTGGGCCATGAAAGAAATAAAGGAGACTAATATGATATGTATAGAGTGTGAAGGCAAAGGTTACTTTGAGGATGTTATCTCAGAAGGATTACAGCCTGGAGATCCTTACTTAGAACCTCATGTTGAAAGATGTGATGAATGTAAAGTGTTTGCTAATGATGAAGAAGCTTTAGCTTTTTTAAATGATGAACCTTACATTAGTGATGAAGAAAAACAACAAGCTTTAGCTGAGATTGCAGCTGAGAAACAACAGAAAGAAAAAAATGAATAAAGAAACAATGCCGTTTAGTTTATTTTCTGATGATGATGGTAAGAAAGTATTTAAAGTAAAACAATACTATACTTTAACTGTTGAACAATATGTTAAAGCTAAAAATAGAGATGAAGCTTTTGACATATGGTTAGATAATGGTGGAGTCATCAATGATAAAATTAATAGGAGTTTAACTCAGGAAAGTTTTAATGAATGTGAGACTTCATTTATTGATGTAGATACTCCTGATGTTAAAGTTGAATATGTTGGAACTATATATCCAATTAGTAAAGACGATCCTTACGATTTGGAGTGTGATACTTCAGTTCCAGAAAATGAAGGTGAGAGTAAAGTTGTACCTTTTAATAAAACATTTGGGAGACATGTATGATTGAATTATTAAATGATCTTTATAGATTTATATTGTCAGGTCTTTCAATCGGCTTTGTTGTTGCAGCTTTTTTTATATGGTATTGCATATACAGAGACATGAAAGAAAGAGAAGCTTTTGATGAAAAATATAGAAAGAGTAGAGACTTAAAAGATAAGGAGTGGAAACGATGAATAACTTAGAAAAACTATGTGAAGATTTAATGAATGATTGGACAACTGGTACTTATACTAAAGCTTATAATGATTATGATGCTTTATTAAGTGGCAGAGAAATGAAAGAGATCTTTATCGAACAGGCTAGAAAACAAGCAGATGTAGTTGAAGAAGCTGACATTATGTATGTGGCTGAACAACTTGAAGAATGGGTCGATGAAGGTATAGCTAACTTACAGTAATCAAGAAACACGGCCAGATATCATCTTAACCCTCGCAGGAACGTCTACCCGGGGAGACTCGGGGTCTGGCCACAACCCACAGTTCCAAAGTTCCATATCCATAGACCAAGGAACATGGAACAACCTACAATCAACATGGATCACGGAACAGGGAATTATAAGAAAAGGTATATAAAACAATGACTTATTCCATTGTAGCCTTTGTAAGGACTTTTTGGAGGGTAAAATTATTTTTTTTTGAAATTTTTTTTTGGGAAAAAAAGTGCCCAAAAGCACTACAATCTTGGTAAGTCATTGATTTATATGAATAAAATGACGAAAAAAAAGGCTACAATTGTAGGTCATTGTAGCTTTTTTGCAAATAAGCTAGTAAAATCAAGGGTCATTTTTCCTACAATTTTCCTACAATTTGAACTCTCTAGCCGTCTGGTCGTACCTTTTTTGTTTTTGAATAGAATTTAAATAGGGTATAAAAAAGTTCTTATGAAGAAATTCCCATTTGAACTATATAAAATATCCTGGGAAGACATATGTTCAGATTCAGGTTGGGCTACAGATCTTGAATTTAATAGAATGGATGTAAGTCATTGTATTTCAATTGGTTTTATTTATCGCAAAACTAAAGATTATGTTTGGATATTTTCTAGCTATGAGATAGACAACTTGGGCGAAATTACATTCGGCGATAGGACTGTAATACCCGCAAACAACATCAAAAAAATGGAAAAGATCAATGGCTAAAAAGAAAAAGTCAGAAACTATCCAAGATATAATGGATAGAATCCAAGAAGATATTGATATCCTTAGAGATAAGGCTCAAGATCTAGAAGACAATCAGTGTGAGTGTGATTCATCTGAAGATGGACCAGAAGACTGGTCAGATGATGAAGACGAAGAAGACGAAGAATAGTCTACTAAAATCTTTTCTTTATTTGAAGGTGGTTGAGGTTTCCCCAGGCGAATATCTAATTGCTTTTGTTTCACGTCAGCTTTGATTTCGTCAACTTCAACTCCTTCAAGTATTGGTGAGTATTGATCTAAAACTTCTGCAAGTCTCTTGTCTAATTCTTCCTCTGATAAATCTTCTAATTTACCTGTTCTAATAATCTTTTGTTCAACGTAAAGACCAGCAGCTTTACCTCTAGCAACTTCTGCATTGACTGCAGCACTCCAGGCTTTTGATTCTCTAGCATTATCTCTAAGCTTTGCAAGTTCCGAGATATGTCTTTCAAAGGTCACGTCATATTTCTTTTGATACTCTGTTCTTAATTCTCCAATGTATTGAACCACTAATGGATATAATTTTGGGTTCTGTAATTCTGATGCAGTAACTACTGCTCTATCTTTTGAATAACCTGCTTCAATAGCACACTCTGTTCCGGTTTTTCTACCTTCATTTGTGACTAACTCATAAGCAAATTTAATTTGCATTTCTGTTAATTTCTTTGGTAAACTCATGGGTTGACTGCTACCGTAATATGTCGTATAAGTCAATTGTTATTCCGAATAACACTTATGGGGTCGGCTTACGACATAGGTTAAACTTCATTCCCTATTGATACTGGGCCCCATTTAAAATTATGATAAATGGACAAACACTAGCTTCAGTTTTAGATAAATTAATTACAAAGTCAGAAGTTGCAAAGAACGCACGCATTCAAGTTCAAATGCCTAATGGTGATTTACATGACATCGCAGAAATAAAACTAATGGAAAATATGTTGATTGGTCCATTTGAAACTCATAGACTGGTGTTAGTTACTGAACCACAGAAGCATAAAATGTCTAAAGTAGTTCGCTCATCACAAGTGGTTTGATTACGGCGAATTCTATATGAAACCAGAGTCAAAATTTTGGCTTGAAGTTAAAAAAAATATCAAAGAAATTTCTTTCACAAGGCTTGAATCTTGGGCTTCAGCTGGCGTTCCAGATCTATTGTGCTGCAATAAAAATGGCAAGTTCTTCATGGTGGAGCTTAAAGTAACCAAAGGTAATTTTATAAAATTTTCACCGCACCAAATTGCCTTCCATATAAGACATCCGCACAATACTTTTATCTTAAAAAAGGCCCTCGGTCCTTGTGCCATAAAACTTTATAGAGGATCCGATATCATGAAACTTGTGGGCCGTGAGCCATGTGCCCCGATTGCTGACTCCTGGGCCAAGGTTCAGGAAACCTTTGTCAATGTGACATAACGTCGCACCCCTATATGTAGTGTGTTGTATTTTTGTCACACTAAACACTTGTGGGCGGGTCCCACCCAGAGAAAAAAAACATTGCTTGCTTGCGCCTTGTCGCTTGGTGCCTGCTGCCTGTGCCTGCTTGCGTCTTTTAATTTTTAGTTTTTATTTTTTCGGGAAATTCTCTAGCCCCCAGGAAGGGGGCTAGGTTTACAACGTTAGGAAGCTTTTGAAAATTTGTCTGCCAGGTCTATTCTACCTTGTACCAACAGAAGGTATTCACCCCCGCTGCTGCCGTGGGGCTCTCTCCATACTTCGAAGAAATCCCCATCCTTTTCCCGTCTTAAACGGGTTACTATCTTACCCTGCCAACTCTGCGCCTCAACTCTCAGTGAGTGATGCGCTCTTGCTGTAGGTTGAGTCTTTCTTGCAGACTCAGATATCCTTCCATAAAAATGACTCATTCTATCACCTCCTCTACACCTTCAACTGAACAATCAAGACGGTCTTCTTTAACAACATCGTCTTCACTCCAGTAGCCCTGCTTAACTTTTTCTACAGCAGCTTCTTCATTGTCTGCTTCTACCTTGATCCATTTGGCAAGGCTTTCAGACATAACTACTTCGTATGTTTTCATGTTTCTTTCTCCTTCGTTAGTGAATGCATCCAGGCCTAGTTCCGAACACCTTTGCGAGTGTTATGCGATATCCTGGTTCTGCCTTATAATTTTTCAAAGCTACCAGCTGCATTCGATTCGTATTATATCCTACAATCTCCCATCTTGTCAACTCTAATCTTGCGCCTTGTTGCCTGTTCCTTGATTCATGGCCCGTGCAACCTGAGGTTATGTCAATGCGACATATTGTCGCACCCCACTAAACACTTGTGGGCGGGTCCCACCCGTGAAAATAAAAAAAATTAGAGCTTGCTTGCTTGCGCCTTATAATTTTTAGTTTTTATTGGAGTTGTGGCGCCCTTACGGGCGCCGTTAGAATTATACTTCGTTAACTTCTTCAATCACAGGTGGAAGGTAGTATTCCCATTCCACTTCCTTGTCTGGACGATTCCAGTCCTCCTTGTTGGCCAAGGCAATTTCCTTGGCTTCCTCTGGACTGTCAGCCTCCACCTCATAGAACATATAGTCCTTGTAGTAGGCTACAATGGAGTAAGTTTTTTTAGCCATTATTTTTCCTTTCGTTAAAAGCAACCCACTCCAGTGGTCCAATATAAAAAAATATACTGGCTGCACTGGTGGGATCAAGGGGCATCCTACGGATGCAAACTCCAATGGAGCATCGACCCTTTTTACAATAACATATTATCCTACATTTAAAATAATAGCAATGCGACATATTGTCGCAGGTGCCTAAACCCCTGTGGGCGGGTCCCACCCTTAAAAAAAAGCGCTTAAAAAATTTAAACTGTAAGTTGTAGGGCTGATACTTTGCTCGTATAGGTTGAGTATGTCTACCCCGTTGCGATGTACCAGCCCTTAATAATCTCGATCATAATGCATTGATCTGAACTCTGCAGATATTCCCAAGTGATGAGATCAAATATAACTATATATTAATTAAATATTAATGTACATGCGACATAGTGTCGCACCCCACTAAACACTTGTGGGCGGGTCCCACCCGGAGAAAAAAAATAAAAATAATTAATTTAGAGCTTGACAATATAGGATAGTGTAGGATATAATACCCGGACAACAACAACGAAAGGAAAACAAATGAGACCAATAAGAAAACAAGAACTTGAGTATTTAGATCGACTTATAAATAACAAGTTCCAAGAAAAGCAAAGCGCTATACGTTCACAGTGCGAACTTGAAGTTCAAAAACAATTAGAAAAGGACTTCAATAAATTTGTAGCAACTTTAAAACTTGATAAACTTATTAAAGAAGCTGAACAAGCTGAAAAGGAATATCTTGATTTTAAAGCAAGTAAAGATATGAAAGAGACTGCTCTTAGTGTTAATGCTAATAAGAAAAAACAAGCATTAAAAGATAAGTTCAATCATTGGAACGAGATAAGACAATGGCACTTATCATCTAGATCGGATAATGATTTAGATTGTATTATGTCCACAATAAAATCAGCTTGTCGAGTAGAACTTGAAGAAAAATATAAGAACTCTGAAAAGGGCAAGTTCTTTAAATACCTTGAGAACGGTATTGAGGACGCAAAGAATATTCTATATTCTGGCTTGTCCATTGAGGACGTTTGGAAAAATTTAGATGACGTTTTCAATAAAGCACAAATCGAGGTGCGTGTGCCTAAGTCCTTTACACAAATTGCTAAATAATTCTTTTCGTTAAAGAATAACAACGCCCGGAGTTCCGGGCGTTGTTCTTAAGATTATTCTTCAGAGACTACTTCTAAATCGTCAAGTGAGTTGTCAGTTCCAGTCATGTAGTTTGCTTGGAACTCACACTCTTGGACTGGCGTTCCTGTGTCCTGCGCCATGGCACAGGAAACAGTTTCATTTAAATTAATATCTATGTCCATATTAATTCCTAACTTTAAGACTGTCAGCAACCATTGACGCCTTAACTTTAGCCCAGTGAGTAATAAACTTATGTCTCGATTCATTACCCACGTTTGTTTTATAATTGATATGGTCAGTTATAAACTTCTTAATAACTTCCCACTCAAGTTCTTCTCTAAACAATTTAACATTTATTTCTTTTAGAAATTTAACTCTAAAAAGAACTTCATCTAAATTCTTTTCAGTAATTTCTCTAAGCTGTAGTGTCATCATTGTCCAAGCTAACTGACTAGCGTTCTCATGTTGTTCATCAGTGAACTTATCTATACCAGCTACTTCAGTATAGTTGTACTCTAGTGCCATGTTATTACCTTTCTGTTTCGTTAAATTAAAACCAGATTATCAAATGAAATAAATAGTTAAACAAAATAATGCACTCGATTTGTGTGTGGATAGTTTTGCATACTATTAGTAGTGGTGGCTAACTAACTTTATAGTTGTACTACACTAAACACCTGTGGGCGGGGCCCACCGGAAGAAATAAAAAAAACACTAAACACCTGTGGGCGGGTCCCACCCGGAGAAAGAGAGAGAGGTCCCAAAGGGTTGGCGAATACCTTTTAAGCAAGGAGGGGGGAGAGGGTAAAACAAAAAAAGGGGTCCCAGAGTTTACCCTTTAGTGCTGGATTTACACCCCCGGGTAGGGTATAAAGTTTTTAAGGTACCATAATTAACATTATGCTTGATATAGAAAAAATAAAAAATTTAAATAGGATAGCTGACCCTAAAGTAAGAAAGGAAACAAAATTAAATGTTTTGTATCGTATAGAGAAGGCTAGAAAAAATAATATAAAAAATAGTTTTTTAGATTTTGTAAAATATATTTGGCCAGATTTTATTGAAGGGTTTCATCATAAAGAAATTGCAGATAAATTTAATAGATTAAAAACTGGTGAATTAAAAAGATTAATTATTAATATGCCACCAAGGCATACTAAATCAGAATTTGCTTCTTATTTTTTACCTGCATGGATGATCGGTAATAATCCTAAATTAAAAATTATTCAAGCAACCCATACTGCAGAACTTGCAATTAGATTCGGACGTAAAGCTAAGAACTTAATTGATTCAGCTGAGTATAGAGAAATATTTGATACAAGATTACAAGAAGATTCTAAAGCTGCTGGACGTTGGGAAACCGATCAAGGTGGTGAATACTTTGCTGTCGGTGTCCAGGGTGCGGTGACCGGTAGAGGTGCTGATTTGTTAATCATCGATGATCCACATTCAGAGCAAGATGTAAATTCACCCACAGCTTTTGATAAAGCATACGAATGGTATACTTCAGGACCACGTCAACGTTTGCAGCCTGGCGGACGTATTGTTTTAGTTATGACTAGATGGTCAACAAAAGATTTAACAGCACAATTAATCAAGGCTCAAGCAGCAGAAGAAAAAGCAGATCAATGGGAAGTGGTAGAGTTTCCAGCGATCATGCCAAGTGGTAAACCTTGCTGGCCAGAATATTGGAAGTTAGAAGATTTGTTAGCCGTTAAAGCTTCAGCTGGTATTTCAAAATGGAATGCTCAATATATGCAAGATCCAACTGCAGAAGAAGGAGCTATTATTAAACGTGAGTGGTGGAGAGATTGGACTGAAGATTATATTCCACCTCTTGAACATGTCATTCAATCTTATGATACGGCATTCATGAAAAAAGAAACTGCGGATTATTCTGCAATCACTACCTGGGGCGTGTTCCATTTAAATGAGGACTCTGGTCCACAATTAATTTTACTAGATGCTAGAAAAGAACGTTTAGAGTTTCCAGAATTAAGGCGCATGGCCCACGAACAATATATGTATTGGCAACCTGAAACAGTTCTTGTTGAGGCTAAAGCATCTGGACTTCCATTAACCTATGAACTTCGTAATATGGGTATACCCGTTATTAATTTTTCACCATCTAAAGGTAATGATAAACATGCACGAGTGAATGCTGTTGCACCTCTATTTGAATCTGGAATGATATGGGCTCCTAAATCTAAACAGTTTGCACAAGAGGTAATTGAAGAATGTGCTGCCTTTCCATATGGAGATCATGACGATTTAGTAGATTCTATGACACAGGCTGTTATGCGATTTAGACAAGGTGGCTTGATTTCTCACCCAGAAGACTATAAAGATGATGAACTTCCAAGAACAGAGAGAAGTTATTACTAATGAAAAAATTAACAAGAACGGTGCCACCTTTAAGAGGACCTAATCCACAAGGGTTGAATGTTCCTAATAAAAAGGTTACACTAATAAATTCAGGAAAATTAAATGGCAACTATAGACAAAGCACTTCCAAACGAAGTTAGAAAAACTATTGAGATCGCAGGGCCAGAAGCTTCAATAGAACAAACTATTGATACTCAAGAACAAATACCTTCTCAAGGTGATACTGAAATTACACCAATGGAAGATGGTGGTGTAGAAATTAATTTTGATCCAGCAGCTTTTAATCAAGAACAAACTCCAGATCATTTTGCAAATTTAGCAGAGCTATTACCAGAAGAAGTTTTAATGCCATTGGGTTCAGAGCTTTTTCAAAACTATGAAGAATATAGATCTTCACGTCAAGACTGGGAAACTTCTTACACAGATGGTTTAGATCTACTTGGATTTAAATATGAGAGAAGAACAGAACCATTTAGAGGAGCTAGTGGTGCAACGCATCCAGTTCTTGCAGAAGCTGTAACTCAATTTCAAGCTTTAGCTTATAAAGAATTACTTCCAGCAGATGGACCAGTGCGAACTCAAGTTGTTGGATTAAACGATAGACAAAAAGAAGATCAAGCAAATAGAGTTAAAGACTTTATGAATTATCAAATCATGGATGTCATGAAAGAATATGAACCTGAATTTGATCAGATGTTATTCTATTTACCTTTATCAGGATCTACATTTAAAAAAGTTTATTATGATTCTTTACTTGGAAGAGCCGTTTCAAAATTTGTACCAGCAGATGATTTAATCGTTCCTTATTCTGCAACATCATTAGATGATGCTGATGCAGTTATGCATGTAATTAAAACAACTGAAAATGATTTAAGAAAACAACAAGTCAATGGTTTTTATAGAGATGTAGAATTATCTCCATCAATGGATAACGTAGATGATCAATTAAAAGCAAAAGAGAGAGAATTAGAAGGAATTAGAAAAGAAAAAAATAATGATATCTTTACTTTAATAGAATGTCATGTAAATTTAGATCTCGAGGGCTTTGAAGATCGTGATCCCAACGGGGAAATGACTGGAATTAAACTTCCTTATATTGTGACGATAGAAGAAGGCTCTCGTGAAATTTTATCTATTCGTAGAAACTTTAATATTGGAGATCCTAAAAAACAGAAGATCCAATATTTTGTTCACTTTAAATTTTTACCAGGTCTAGGATTCTATGGCTTTGGATTAATCCATATGATTGGTGGATTATCTAGAACTGCAACTTCTGCATTAAGACAATTATTAGATGCAGGAACATTATCTAATTTACCATCTGGATTTAAACAAAGAGGAATTAGAGTTAGAGATGATGCACAACCTATTCAGCCAGGTGAGTTTAGAGATGTAGATGCTCCTGGAGGAAACTTAAGAGATGCATTCATGCCTTTACCATTTAAAGAACCTTCACAAACTTTATTACAATTAATGGGTGTTGTGGTTCAAGCAGGTCAAAGATTTGCTTCAATTGCTGATATACAAATTGGTGATGGTAATCAACAAGCAGCTGTTGGTACAACAGTAGCTTTACTTGAAAGAGGAAGCAGAACAATGTCTGCTATTCATAAACGATTATATGCTTCAATGAAGCAAGAGTTTAAATTATTATCTAGAGTGTTTTCTTTATACTTACCTCCAGAATATCCATATGATGTTGTGGGTGGAGCAAGAACAATTAAACAAACAGACTTTGACGATAGAGTAGATATCGTTCCAGTTGCTGATCCAAATATATTTTCACAAACTCAAAGAATTAGTTTAGCACAAACTCAATTACAACTTGCTCAATCTAATCCACAAATTCATAATCTATATGAAGCTTACAGAAAAATGTATGAAGCTTTAGGAGTTAGAGATATTGATAAAATTTTAAATGTACCAGAACCACCAATGCCAAAAGATCCAGCATTAGAACATATTGATTCTTTATCTGGAAAACCTTTCCAAGCATTTAGAGGACAGGATCATAGAGCTCACATCACTGCGCATTTAAATTTTATGTCAACTAACATTGCTAGAAACAATCCAGTTATTATGGGTTCATTAGAGAAAAATATTTTTGAACATATTTCTTTGATGGCTTTAGAACAAGTTGAAATAGAATTCACAACTCAATTACAACAACTACAACAATTGTCTCAAGATCCAATGGCTGCACAAAATCCTCAAGTGCAAATGCAAGTACAACAGTTACAAATGCAAATTGAATCTAGAAAAGCAATATTGATTGCTGAAATGATGGATGAATTTATGAAAGAAGAACAAAGAATTACATCACAGTTTGATAATGATCCAATTGCTAAACTTAAATCTAGAGAATTAGACCTTGTAGCTCAAGAAAATGCTAGAAAAGCAAAAGAAGGACAAGAGAAAATCAACCTTGATAAGATGAGAGCTATGATGAATCAGATGAATACACAAGAAAAACTACAACAAAATGAAGATTTAGCTGAATTAAGGGCTGCAACTTCAATTGCAAAACAGCAATTTTCTGATATGAACAAGAAAATACAATAATTATTGTATAAAAACAGAAAAGGAGTATATTATGGCTATGAAAATGAATTCAAAACAAAAAAAGATCGGCAAAGTTATGAGAGAGTTCAAAAAAGGTGAACTTAACATTGGCGGATCTTCAAAAAAAGTAAAAAATCCTAAACAAGCAATCGCCATTGCTTTGTCAGAAGCAGGAATGTCTAGAAAAAAAATGGCAACAGGTGGTTCAGTAAATAATAGTTCATCTAGATCTGCATATGGAACACAAGTTGATCATTCACAATTCTTAAACAGTGATGGTTATGCACAATCAGTTGAAATTCAAGCTTCTAATCCACAAGAAACACAAGTAGATCAAGTTGGTGGACAAAGAAGAATGCTTCCGGAGAAAAAAAGATCAGCTAAGTGGTACTAAACCATGGGCAAAAAGAAAAAATCAGTTCCAATAGATCCAGGATTTAATTCCCCTTTAATGCAGGTTGGTCCAGATGGAAAAGATTATGATACTGGATTAACAGTTGCAGATCTTTACGGAGATGACATAAGTTCTTATTCAGAAGCTACTGGTAGTAGTTCAAAACCAAGTGATAGAAAGAAAAAAGCTATGGGTGGTTTAATAAAAGGTAAACCAAGATTAGCTAAAAAAGGATGGAGATAAAAAATGTTACCAGTATTAAATGCTGTTGCTCCATTAGCTAAAATTCTTTTTTCAACAATAGAAAAATCAGTTCCAGATAAAGATTTACAAGAAAAATTAAAAGCACAATTGCAAACGCAATTAATGCAATCTCACACACAAGAATTAACTGCAGCTGCTAAAATTATTGAAGCTGAAGCTAAAGCCGGCTGGTTCGCTAGCTCGTGGAGGCCCCTTTTAATGTATGTATTAATATTTATTTTAATATGGAATTATGTATTAGGACCAGTAATTCTATTTTTTTTCAAAGCTTCTATAACTATAACTCTTCCAGGAGATGTTTGGACACTTCTTCAAATTGGTCTTGGTGGTTATGTTGTGGGCAGAAGTGCAGAATCGGTGGCACGCACTATGGCAAATAAACCGACAACTAGTAAAGAACAAGAAAACGGATAAGGAGATAAAATGAGAAACGATTACGGTATAAGACCAAGAGCTACTATGATGAAGGGTGGAAAAGCTTCTTCAAAAAAAATGAGCTCTAAAAAAGCAGATATGATTACTAAAGATATGCCTATGAAGAAAAAAGGCAAAATGATGAAGGGTAAAAGATAATGGCTGGTCTTGGTAAACAAAAAAGAGGAACAGGTATTGCTAGAGTTGGTTTTGCAAAAGGTTCTTTTCCAGATTTAAATAAAGATGGAGAGATTACTAAAGCAGATATTTTAAAAGGAAGAAATGTTCCTGGATTTAAAAAAGGTGGCTATGCTGAAGATATGTCTGAAGAACATGAAGGTATGGAATCTAAAGCTGAAGAAGCTAAAGAGTATGAGATGGAAGATGAAGGTTATGAAGAAACTAAATCTGGTAAAATGGTAAAAAAGAAAAAGAAAAACAAGAAAAAATAATATGCCTAAAGAAGAAAACGCTTGGACAACAGCATTTAAAGAACTTTATAGGTCTACCAAAGATAGAAATATATCTGGTGAAAAAAAGTCACAATTATTTTCACAATTAGGTAGACTTAAAAAAGAAATGACTAAACCTTTAAAAGGCGCTCCAGGGGAATTGCCAGGAGAAGATAGTAATCCAAATATTATTGAAATAGATCCTTTAGAAACATCTAGCTCTGTTAAGAAAAGAGAGAAAAAGGCAACAGGTGGATTAGTAGGTAGAGGTCAAGGAAGAGTATATAAATCTAAAACAACAAAAATGTTTTAATGGCTAAACTTTGCCCAAGAGGAAAAGCTGCTGCAAAAAGAAAATTTAAGGTATATCCAAGTGCCTATGCTAATATGTATGCATCTGCAGTTTGTTCTGGTAAAGTAACTCCAGGTGGTAAAAATAAATCTCAACAAAGAAAAGAAAGATCGAATTATAAACAAGGTGGAGTAGCTAAAGGTTGTGGAGACGTTTTAGAAAACAGAAGAAAAGTAACTAAAAAATTTTAATATGGCAAACGGTTTAAGAAAATGGGTTCAAGAGAAATGGGTAGACATTGGATCTAAAAGAAAAGATGGTTCTTATGCTCCTTGTGGAAGATCAAAAGGAGAAAAAAGAAAAGGATATCCAAAATGTGTACCATTAGCTAAAGCTAGAGCAATGTCAGAAGGTCAAAGACGTTCAGCTGTAAAAAGAAAAAGAGCAGCAGGAAATACAGGACCTAAACCTAAAAATGTTGCAACTTTTGCAAAAAGAAGAGACATGAGATCAGGAGGATTAGTATAATGGCTGGTGATAAATATTATAAAGCTGAAAGAGCAAAACAAGCTAAATTTAGAGAAGCTGAAAAGAAGTTAAATGAGAATTATAAAAAAGTAACTGAACAAGAACAAGAAGCTGAAAAATATGCTAGGTTATTTCCAGAGGATTCTACTAGAGAATACAATCCAGTTGAACATTACAAAGATGGTGGATTAGTAGGTAGAGGACAAGGTAGAACTATTAAAACTAAAAAAACTAAAGTTTATTAATATGGGTGATATTTCATTAAGAGGACAAGGACGTGCTATGTTTGCTAGAGGTTCAACACCAGCTTGGCAAAGAAAAGAAGGTAAGTCTCAATCAGGTGGATTAAATAGAAAAGGTATTGCATCTTATAGAGCTGCAAATCCAGGATCTAAATTATCTATGGCTGTAACTACAAAGCCTTCTAAATTAAAGCCTGGTTCAAAGTCTGCTAAAAGAAGAAAATCATTTTGTGCTAGAATGTCAGGTATGAAGAAAAGATTAACATCTGCAAAAACTGCAAGAGATCCGAATTCAAGAATTAATAAGTCTCTACGTAAGTGGAACTGTTAATATAACCAACAGGAGAAAGAACATGGAAGACACAATAGATGTAGCAAGTAAATTGCAACGTTTTATGAAGGAACAACTGAAGAATTTAAGTACTATTATTACTTCAGGAGGCGTTGACAATATGGAAGACTATAGGTATATCTTAGGCCAAATTCGTACATACGAATTTTTATTACAGGAAATCTCTAACCTGCTTAACAAGAAGGAGCTAAATGCAGATGCAAAAGGAAACGTTATCAAACTCGACTGAGATACCTAAAACGGTATTAGGTCTTGAAGAAAAGTATAAAGAAGAAGACAAAAAAACTGTAAGAGCAGAAAATATTACTGACTCTTTAATTGACAGTTTACCACAACCATCCGGTTGGAGGATTTTAGTATTACCATTTACACCAAAAGACAAAACCAAAGGTGGAATTATATTTTCACAAGAGTCTTTGGATAAATTAAGAATATCCACAAACTGTGGTTATGTCTTAAAACTTGGACCATTAGCTTATAACGACAAAGAGCGTTATCCAACAGGTCCGTGGTGCAAGGAGAAGGATTGGGTGATCTTTGCCAGATATGCTGGTTCAAGACTACCAATAGAAGGCGGTGAAGTAAGACTGCTTAATGACGATGAAGTACTTGGAACGATTAAGAATCCGGAAGACGTACTACATCATATATAAACATAGGAGGAGACTATGCCAGAAGATAAAAAGAACGATCCATTAGTAGATGTCGGCGAAACAGTAGGTGCTGACGTTGAATTGGAATCTAAACAAGAGGAGTCATCAAATGAAAATACTGAAGACGGTATTAAGTCCATTGACACATCTGCGCAATCAAATGAGCAGCCTGTTGTTCAAGATAGCAAACAAGAAACAGAAATAAAGGACCAAGGAACAGATACAGATTCGAAGAAAGAATTAGAAGATTACAGTGAAGGCGTAAAAAAGAGAATTGCTAAATTAACTAAGAAAATGCGTGAAGCTGAAAGACAGCGTGAAGCTGCCATTGAGTATGCACGTAAGATTCAAGGTGAAAAAGAAACTTTAGCAGGACGACTTACTAAACTAGATTCAGGTTATGTTAATGAAATGGAAAATAGAATTAAATCTTCCATGGAAGCAGCAGCCTCTAGATTAGCACAAGCTAGAACTGATGGTGATTTAAAAGCAGAAATCGCAGCGCAAACTGACATAGCTAGATTAGGTTATGAAGATGCTAGATTATCTGAAATTAAATCTAAACAAGCATTAGAAACTAAAGTTGATAATGCTAAACCCGTTCAGGATTATGTTGACAGGTTAAGAGAACAACCTATTCAACAAGAACAACCAATCAATCCAGATCCTAAAGCTCAAGGTTGGGCT